ATCTCGCATGCCCATAATACTTGCTTCTTCGGACGCAGTACTAATAGCTCGTTTTGCAATACCAAATTGTTGTGCTCTTTCAAGCTTTCGCTGTGCCATACCCAATTCTGTGTAGATTGGTTGACGTTCTTTTATTTTTTTGTTAACATCTTCTGTTATTTTTGCAAAGTTTTGTTCTGCTGCAATGCTGCGCTTGATAGCTGCTGTAGCTGCATCATACTTGCTGGCAAGATCCATTTTGCCTTGTGCGGCATATCTGGCGCCAAGAGTTTTTAAGTAAGTTAATTCATCTTGTGTTACGTCTTGTGACGCTTTAGAAAGGATCTCATAACCTTTGGTACCTTTTTTAAATTGTTGTTCGCGAATTTTGGTAATATCTGCAACAGCATTATCTACTGCATCAATTTCCATTTCTGCGGCCATTTCGGCTTTTTGAATTAGATCGCTATATCTGGCTTTTTCTACTTGAGCTGCTTCATCTGCACGTTTTCTCCAACGTGCTTCTGCAAAATCAGCAGCTTCTGATAAACTTTTCTTGTATTCACCAATTGCAGGAATAGCTTGTTTTAGAATAGCCGCACCAATAGCTGTAACGGCTACTAACAGTCCAGTGGGGCTTTGGCTCAAAGCTGAGACTAGCGGCCCAATGGCTGTGTTAATAATACTTAAAATATTTTGTGATAAGTTTGTTAAGCTAGCAGCAAGTTGATCGTATGGGTTGGCATCTATTTTGATTTCGCCAAACTTTTTAGTACCTTCATCTAGTACCGCATTAGCAAACGCTTGACGACGCTCAAAATCTGTTAAACTAGCCGCACTTTTTCCTACACTTTTTGCATAGTCTTCGGTGGCTTTTCCAACCTTGGTAAAGATACCTAATTCATCTAATAATTCAGGTTCTAGTTTTGTAATACCGCGAGTTAGTCTGCTAACAGCATCCGACATATTAAGACCAAGTGCTTGCGAAGCTTGCTTGGCTACTTCGCCTAATTGCTTGAACTGAGCTTGTGATAGTCCGCTACTTACTGCTTTGGTAGTAGCTTCCATTGATTCGCGTAAACTAAGTGCTCCGCCACTTGCATCTGCAAATTGTTTGGCCATGGTTCCTAGGGCGGTACCGCTGGCTGCGCTTAGCTGATCCATACCTTTGATCATGTTGGTGGTATTCATAGCATCACGTAGTGCGCCAAATGCAGCACCAACTGCAAATACGTTGGCTGCCCAGGTAGCGTACAGACGAACTAATCCACCAAGACCTTGAGCTTGGTTTGCAAAATCTCTGGCGCTTGCCCCAGTGTTCCCCATGGCTCCACGAGCACGGCCGTATTCTGTGCCCTCTCCATTGCCCATGCTAGGGCCATAGGTGGCTTTTAAAGCGCTACTACCACTGCGAGTTCCAGTGCTAAGACGCTTTGTTTTTTCTAATTCACGATTTAAGTCTTCAACTTCACCTTTACGGCGACGAACACTACCTTTGGTGTCTTCTAAACTTAAATCTATTCTTACTGTTGCCATCTTTGCTCCTTTACTTAGAACCTGTGGCTTAAAATTGCACAAACTTTGTTACAGACCATTATAACACTTAACCATGTGATTGTCAAACCAAAAAATTTTGAACATAAAAAAAGCCTGCAGAAATTACGCTGCAGGCTTTTCACTGGATCTTTTACTATTGATTTCTTGGCTTCTGACCTGATCAATAGTTCTTACTAACATAGTAATAAATTTATGATCTTGTGGATCAATCTCGGTGGCTGTTAGTACTTCAGTTATACCAATCAGGCTTTTGCCTAAATACACCCCATTAAAACCGTCCCACTCATCGCGCAACATTTTATATGCATTAAACGCCTGTTGCACCTCTATTGGAAAATCATCAAACTCAACAGGAATCTCAGACTCCTTAGGCTCTGAGCCAAGCATCTCGCACATTTCAAAGTACTGATCTTTGGTCATACCTAAGTTTGAGTTTTGCATATAGCTAACGAGCAGCTTGCTTAATTCTTCTTGCTGCTCGTAGAAAAGTTTCCCAAGTCGCTTACCTGTTCACTGATGTATGCATCAAAGTTTGATGAATTTTTCATTAAATAAAGTGCGTTTTCTTGTGAATACTCAAGCTCGTCGTCCAAATTTTGGCCAGTTAAATCTACTGGTGCTAGCTGCTCTAAGTAACTTAATCTTAGACCACTCCAACCTTTTACTGCACTTTCAACGTATAGTTGTAAAAACAAGTCCTCATTGAACTCGTCTACAGGCTGACGATTTTTAAAGCTGGTTTTGGTTGACTTTTTGCGAATGCTTAATAACGTTTCACGGCTTAAAAAGGCAACGTTGATTTTAAACCCAGGCATTCCTGGATACTCTACTTCAACAGCTTTGGAAGGTACTAGCAGGGATTTTAAAGAAATTGATGACATATGTTATTGTTATTTAAAAGAGGCTGGGCCGAAGCCCAGTGTTTTTCTACCGTTGCAAACTATTAGCTAGTAATTGCGCTTAAGTAGTTGATGGTAATCTCATTGCTTTGACCAATGTCAAAAGCAGAGCCAGTTGAGCCTTGAGCAGTAAAGTTAATAGTTGTTGAAACAACTTGTTCTGCATTTACTGTTGGAATAGATAGTACAACCGCAGGCATTTCAAACTCAACGCGAGTAGCTGCGTTTGAGGCGCCACCAACTACAATTTTCATGTAGAAGTCTGGGTCTACTTCTGTTGAAGAACCTACTAGTAAGCTGTTCATTAGACCAGCAGTATTAGCACTACCTGTACGCAAGTAAGCATTTAAGCTACCGCTAATAGCACGTGTACCTGCAAAGTAGGTAATTGGCTTGTTAACAACGGCTAGGTTAGCAGGTGTTAAGTAAGTAACGTTGTTTGAAATTGTTAGTGTACCACCAGTTAGGGCTACAGTATAGGCTGTACCACCACTGTTGATGCCTTCATCTAGGATAACAGTGCTTAGCTTGTTGGCTAAGAATAGGGCGTTTACGTCCTTTTTCTTTGCTACACCGGCTAATGTACCTGTTAGGGTAACGTTGCCTGTCTCAGAATCGATACCTAGAGTAGGAGTTGTAATCTGACGTAGCAAACTACCTTGTCCAGCCCACTGAACTGCAGCAATAGCATCGATACCGAAATCAATTGTAGCGGTGTTTAGTACGCAGTTGTCGATAACAAACGTAGTTGTATCAACAGTAATAATCATACCAAACTGCTGTAGTTGGTGCTTGTTGGAGTTTGTTGCTACACAGGTTGTTAAGGCTCCGCCTTCTACCCATGCTGCTCCAGCTTGACCAACTGCTTTGTCTGAGAACATAGCGTTCCAAAGCACTGACTCTTCGCAGGTAACATCTGAACCAGCACCAAGGTCACTAGGACGCATGTATGTTGAGAATGAAAAATCTACTGGGTCTAGTGCAGTGTTGAAACTACGCTGACCACGAACTGGTGCAGCACCTGCTTCGTTTAGTGTAACTGTTTCTTGTGTTGTGTTTTGGCTAAATGTAAAGCCTTCCAGCACCTGAATTTCGCGCGTATTAGCGGCAGTAAAACCTGTGGCTTGCACTACTCCAGTAGCTGGATTAACATTCGTAGTAAAAAATACTCGACTGTTACGGATTAAATTAAATGACATATCTCATTTCCTTTTGGTTTAGTGCACTTAGTACTTTAACGAGATATTTATCTGTGATCAGTACTGTGTACACGGTTGCTTACATTACGGCATAACGCACTTGTAAGTTAATTTCCCCGACAGCATAAGGAGCCAGGAGGCCTTCGTCGGTTACAATAGACTGAATTAGTATTTCAGTTGTTTCGTAGTTTTTGGTGCTGTCATAGACTAGCACTCGGTTAGAGTCTACACAGTGCTCAATGTCTTCTAGTAGCTGTTCTAGTTGTAGGTGAGCTTCCTCACCTCGGCAGTATACTTTTACGCAAACAGCCAAATATGCCCAAGCAAAAGCACCTGGATGATACTCTCGCTGTTCTGAACCAGGAGTTAAGTACACAGCAGGAAAGTCTTCTACTTCATCCCAGAACTTTAGCTTGGCATAGGCATTTGAACTTAAGTCTACTTGATAAGGGCTGCTGCCGTTTATTAATTTAAATTTTTCTGCTAGTGCATTTAATATTGATGTTCTACGACTCATATGTTAACTGCCCTTAGTCTGGTTGCAGCTATAGTAGCGGCAACTTCACGAATTGATTTTGATATCAAGAGTTTAGGATCGCGTGAACGTGGGTTCTGCTGACGTCCACCTTGAGAGAAAGTTGCGTATGGATTCTTCATGTAAGTATAAAAAGCAGTTATCATTCCTGCTCGCGATTCACTTAATCGCACGACTTCTACACTTTCTGCTAGTCTGCCGCTTCGTAAGTTTAAAACATTACGTTGATTACCTGTTCCCATATTACGCTTAATGGTCTCAGCTAAACTTCCGTCCAATAGTGTTTGTAAGGTAACTAAGCTAAGCTCTAGCTCGGTTTGAGTAACCTGCACTGCTTTAGGGTTTGCCTTAACTACTCGAGTTTTATTTCTTGTCTGCTTTAACTTATTAATTTTAGCAGTATTTTTCTTAGGTTTAACTATTTTTAAAGAGTTAGAACCTAGTTTTACTTTTGGCGAAGTATATACTTTAGGGCCTTTTTTAGTGCCACGCAAAGCATCTACAAGATCCGCCTCTATTAGTTTAACAACACTAGGAGATCCTGGACTTGTTATCAGTGATTCGCCTAATGCTTTGGATGACTTTAAGGTTTCTAATAATGCCTGTTCAGGTATTTTTCCAGAAAACAATTCTCGCAGTTCTTTAACAATTGGAATACTTGAAGCACCTGCTTCAATGTTTTCGGTAGCAACTTGTATTTCTACTAAGTAACTAGTACTGCTTTTAATATACCTAGCATACATTTCTTGATTTAATGCATCTGGTAAATTAGCAGTGGCTAAGTCATCTTTTATTAGTTTATCAATATACTTATCTAGAACATCAACCAATAATTTTCTTTGGTTGTCTGCTAGTTTGTTTGCTTTTTCAATGTCTTGTTTAAACTGTCTGGCTAAATTTGCTGCAACGCTTACAACGTGGCCTTTGTTAAAATAAAAGCCCAAAGAAGCTCTACGCTTAGCTTCTTTGCTAATTGCATCTAACTTTTCTTGTTTTTCGTTGGGCTTTAATCCTTGGTATTCTTTGCCAGACATTACTAGCTTGGACTCTGCATCAAAGTACTTTTGCTCTGCTTGTTCGTAAGCTAGCTGAACTTCTGGATACGCTGATAGTGCTTGAGTTAACTTGGTAGTGATTGTATCAAAACCAATGTTTTCAAAAAATACAGCACTCTGTCCGTTTACTTTTTTGGAAGTGCCTGCTAGTGTTTTTTCAGATTTTGTTACTGTAGGCTGTCTGATTTCTTCTAGTAATAGGCTTGCCTCAAAACTGTCTAGCTCAATACCTGTAATAGTTTTATACATCTGTTTCAATGTATTTTCAGTTATATAAAAACTAGTTTTTGAAGCTGTTTGCTCTTTTGCTCGTAAACTTTGGGCACTTGCTGTTACAATATTCTTATCTACTTTTTTTAGCCAGTCTTTGTATACCTTATCTTGCAATAGTGCACTAAACTGTTCTATTGCCATTATGTATAATCCGCTACGTATAAATCTAAAACGCGTCTAATATGTGCAGGTAGTGTAGTAGTTGAAATGTATTCAATCTGTACAGCATTTGTGCCAGGCGCTTTTGTTGAGTGAATTGCTCCATCGTTTTTACGATAGTAGGTAATCAAATCCATTACTGCTAACTTTAAGTCTTCTGGTACGGCATTGTAGCCTGCAGTATAAGTAACTGTATAGCCATTGATTGCACTGGTAAATCCACCAGGCTTTAGGCTGATGATACTACTATCTGCAATATCAGCAACAAAATCTACAAACTCTTCTAAAGCAGTGTAGTTTTGTCCGTAATCTGTGCTGTACTCTAAAGACAGCATTGTTAATAATGGATATTCTTGTAAGTAATACTTGTTTGTTCCGCCATTAAATGTCTCAGTTTTTGCGTCACCCGCAAAGTCAATAAAACTGCGGCGGCAGTAGCTTTTTACCAGTTGTGAGACTTTTGGAATAAGTGTGTCAATTTCCACATCTTGATTAGTGCTGGAGATGCCGGCATATGCTTTGTATTCCGCACGTGTAATTAAATTTGCCATTAGCATACCTCTCTTGTTTTATAAGTGTGCATTACACACTTATAAAACAAGACCCCGAAGGGTCTTGCTGTTTATTAAGCTACGTAACGTAGAGCTGAAACACCAGCACCTAGGTTAGTTGTAACTTGAGTCATACCGGTACGTAGGCTTGCTACCATGACTTTGCGTTGTGTTTCAACCAAGTCTTGTGTATCAATACGTAGACCGCGTTGGTTACCAGCAATGAAGTTGCCTGGAGCAAAACAGATTGCGCCTGCAGCACCAGCAGCCTTGTCAGCAAATTCAGCACTTACTAGCACTGGTGTATTTGCAATACTACCAACTTGACCTGTTAGTAAAGTGGCTTGTGTACCAATTTTGTCAACAGTTTGGAAGATTTCGTCGTCTAGCAAGTCGTAGTACACGTCGGTGCTTACGATGTAAACTAGTTCTGATGGGTCTAGACCCCATGCACCTAGGTCTTTGCGTAGAGCGCGTAGTGTAGCAACTGTAGCCTTAGTAGCGTCAGAGATATCTAGGTTAACGGCGCTTACTGCGTCATAACCAACTAAGCCTAGTACTGGGTCGCTTCCTGTACCAGCACCACGTAGCATAGCGCGATCAACAGCGCGAGCAACACGGCGGATCATAGCATCACGAACGATAGGAGCCAATGCCAATAGAGCATCTTCTTCTTCTTCGTAGGCCATGTATTCGTTGGTAGCTACTTTGTATGCATTTAAGGTGATTTCTTTTAATGCGTGTGTAGCGTTGCTGCCAGCAGATGCTGTTGTACCGAATGCTGTGTTAGCCATCCATGTTGCAACACCAGCTTCTGGGTTCACAGGAATAGTCATAACGTTTGTGGCCATTGCGATGTTGCGCAGGTTAGGAGCAACAACTAAACGACGACGAACTTCAGCTTCTAGGTTAGTAGATACTTCTAGTTCCCAGGTTGCGCTTGGAACGTGAGCACCGTACTTTTCAACCATTTCACGGCCGAATTTAGTACCTTCTAGGGCCTTGCCAGTCATCTTGGCTAGCATAATGGCTTTTTCTTTGTCAGCATACTGCATACCAGCTTTGTCGCCAGCAAATTGCATTTTGGACTTTTGAATAGCTTCGATTTCAGCTGCCTTGTCTTTTAGTGCGGACTCTAGGCCAGCAATAACAGATTTAGTTTCGTCAGCTTGAGCAGCAAAACGCTTCTCAACTTCAGCCATAAGGGCTTCAGCACCAGTAGTGCTTGGAGTTGCTAGAGCAACAGCAGCTTTGATACGGGCTTGTAGTTCGGCTTCTGCTTTGTCAGCAGCAGCTTTTTCACTAGCAGCTTTTTCTTGTGCGGCTAGCAGGGATTTTGTGGCTTGGTCAGCAGCTTTAGTAGCAGCGTCGGCCAACATTTGTTCTAATTGTTTAGGATCCATTTTCCATTCCTCGGTAATTTCGCTGTTTGCTTCGCTGGAGGCTTCTAGCCCATTAGCTGAGTCGCTTTTGCTTGCAAACTGCATTTTAAAAGATTTAAATTCTTCGGCCGTATCAAACGCCTTAGAAAGACTAAATAGTGTATTTTGATTAGCTGGCACAGACACAACAGATATTTCGTGCAGTTCCAGTTCTTTTACAACAAACAGCTCTAAGGCTGAATTATATTCCGCATCAACGATACGAAAACCAATGCTAAAGGCGGTTAGCACGCCGTCTTTTACAAGATTATAAACATCACCTGCTGCTTGAGAAATGCGAGCTTTTACAAGCAAACCCTTCTCATCAACTGTGTGTTCTGTCATTCTACCAATAGGCAAACCGTGATTGTGGTAAGCAAGAATTACTGGATTCTTCAAGTAATTTTCAATACCTTTTTCCCACACGCTAGCAGGAACAATATCACCGTGTCTATCGACGTCATTTGTTGAGGCGTAACCTTTGATGGTTAACTCTTCAACATTGTCGCTTGTGGTAGTAGGCTCACTCTTAGTAAAAGAACTGTTTAAAAACAGGACTTTATTTTTATCTACCATAATACCCCTTTGTGTTATTCCTTAGCGGAGGCGGGACGTCCTCCAGTGCTAGGGTTTGCTGCGCTTCCGGCAATATTTGCTGGAATACGTAAATCGTCGTTGCCAGGTTTGGCATCGTAGCGTAATTCTGTGCGTGCTTCGTTGGCGGAAATAATACCCGCATTTACCAGTGTTGAGTGGTATTGGGCAATGTCTTTTAATTCTGGTTGTAGTGCACTTACTGTTGTGGTAACTGCTTCAACGTCATATCCAAAGTAGCGTTCAACTGCTGAAATAAACTTACGGTTTATGGGTAGTACGGACTCTAAATAGAATAAACGGAGGTTAGGCGAAATGTTTGCATTGTTACCGCCTTGCAGCAAGATTGGCGGAACGCCAACGGCTTGCATAATTTTTTCGCCATGAGTCTTGATCGATTGATCAAAGTCCATGTCTTTGAAGTTTGTTTCGGCTAGCTGATGTGGCTTCAATCCTGAATCGAGGATAACTGGGCGCTTGCCACCCTGCTTAACGTTGTACTTTTGCAGCCAGTACTGAATCGTTTTCTCCTTGGCAACTTGCGACAATGTGTTGTCGGTTGTCAACACTAGGCCAAACACAGCACCGTTATCAAAGAAGTTTTCTTGAAACTGCTGCATGGAGTATAGCAAGTTAACTGACTTGTCTGCACTTTGCAGTCGGCTTGATCCACGGTAGATACTATCCGAACTCAAGTCGCGAAAGTAGAAAACTTCCGATTCCTTAAAATCAACATAACCGTTGTAACGGAATCCTTTGATAAAGGTTTTTTCGTCAGTTAAGATTTCAACCTTGTCAGCGGGTAGATGGTACATAAACACACCATCAAAGTGCACAAACGCATTGCCTTCTAGGACAAAGTCTGTGAATAGTGCGGTACGAAAGTCTTGTGCAGATTGGTAAGGATTTGGACGAAAATTAAGGAGTGAGTTCAGTGTCTTCTGTCGAATTCCTGGAACCACTCCATCGTGTACTTTGTCTTTGACGTCATAGTCAAGGCTTGAAGCAGCGTTGACTAGTAGGCTAACACTTCGGTTAACTGCTTCTAATTTCTTGAAACTTTGAAAGTAGGTTAGTTTGGCATCTGTGCCAACTTGTGTGCCTTCGGCCTCAGCAATTCTGGCCTGTGCTGGATTCAGTTTTTCACGAATCCAGTCTTGTGATTTTGTAATCCAACTCATGGTTTTCCCTAAATGAATCTTGAGAAAAGCGACTGATGTTTGGAATAGTCTACGGTTTTTTCACCATGTACGTGTTTTTCGCGTTGCATTTCAATCCAACGCTGCTGTTTGGGTTCTGAACCTGTTTGTGGAGCTTTGCCGTATATGGCATGCAAGGCAACATGATGCGGATTACATAGGGTGTAAACCTTGTCATATAGCTCGACTCGATGCTCTTCAATAAATTCATCACGCACAGCTAAAATGCCATCGTCAGTTGAAATATCGTAACCTTTTCGGTCAGCCCACGTTTCTAAGAGTATTGTAACAGAGTGCAGGTGATGCAGCTCTAAGTCTTTTGTGCTATCGCAGATGTAGCATTCGGTTTTTTTATCGTATGCTGCTTTGGCACGATCACGAACCCACTTAACAGGGATTCGTTTGTTTGTGTTCTTGGCCATTTTTTATCTGGACCTTCTTGAGATTACTAGTATTATACATGCTTAGCAAGAAAAAGTCAATACCAAGTTTTTGCTAGCAGGTAGGACTATTGACTTGACATACACAGCCAAACACGGTATAATAGAATATTATAGGAAAACTCGATTACAGTGTATATGTGTAAAGTGCATAACGAATCGCGTCAGCCATGTGTGAGTATTGATCGTGTTTGGGACGTTCACGTGTTAAGCCTTCTTTGGTATCCCAGCGATATTGGTCAAACACCGCTAAGCTATGTGTGCAATGAGGAGCTACTTTTAGTCGGCCCTGCGCTACCAGTGTTTGCACATATGCAATTCCGGGTAAGACGTCTTTTTTAGCTTTGGTTGATGCAATGTCGTAGATGTATGCTAAATCACTGGCAAACTGTGCGGCTGCAGAGTCTATGAATACGGTTTCAACGCCCCACTTGGTGATCAGTTCAATGAAAGCATCGGCGTGTTGTGC